ACTGTAAATGTTCAAGGTAGAATAGGGGCATCCGATAGTGAACTAAGACAAATTGCTCAAAAGGTGGGTCAAATGATTAACAAAGAGATTAACAGAACAACTTCTTCAAGAGGATTAGGTGCATAATATGGCTGACTTAGCAGGTGCAAATCTAGAACATGCAGTGTTTTTGAAGTTGGGTTCATATGGAACAGGTGGTAGTTCCGAGGATTTAGTTACAAATACGATTCCTTTGAAGGTAACTAGTATTACTATAGCAACGGCTAAAACAATTCCTTCATTAGAAGTTCCTTTTTCCGGCGCATTATCCGGTGAATCCGTTACTGCGGCTTTGGATTTAGGTATGGCTAGTAAGTCAATAAGTCTTAATGGTTTTATTTTAGAAGATACTATTACAAAAAAATGGGCGGAAGATGATGCGCCAACAGGTGCTAAAACTTACACTGCAATTGAACTCGCTCAAATGATACATTCTAGTGTAGACTCTACCGGACTTCAAACATATCAAGCGATTAACGAATTGGTTTTTCTTTATGATTCTAAAGTAGACAATAATGGCGACCAAAGAACATCTACACAGGTAATACCTTTCACTTATGCTTCTAGAGGAAACAGAAAAGAAAGAGACAATCGAGGTGCTGTTTTATCAAGCACTTTCCCCACGAATCAATTCTCTACAGGAATGAAAGGATTTGTCCGAAGTTTCAATACTACAATAGATTCGGAAACCATTGACATTAGTTTTGATTTACAATTTGAAGTTGCTCAAGTATTCCCTAGCGGTAATATTGCTACAACAATTGCGGATGCAATCTCTTGAGGTGAAAATATGTATCGAGTAATGACAGGAAAACAAAGAAGTTTGGTATTCCCTGTTATGTGTAATGCACATGTAAGAATAGATTATTCGGATAACATACCAAAAGGTGCTGATAATACTACCGCTTCTAGTGATGATGTTGTTTATGGTTTATGGGGTTTGAAAGATAACTTTACAATTGAGACAACTATTACTCCTTATGATGTGAACGGGTATTCTAGTTCCTTTCCTACTAGAAATATCCAAACTATAGAAAACTCTAAGAAAATACTCCCTGCAATAAATGAGGCAAATACAGATACAAATTATTTATCTCATTATTATTTGTCCGAGTCAGCAAAACTTACGCATGAAATGAGAATATTTCATAGCACTAAAGTTCAAGTTTCTTTGGTAAATGTTACTACACATAATCATAATCAACCTGCTCAATATAAAATTAGATTTAAATTGATTTTAGGTTCTACTACTACAACATTAGATAGTGATGTTGTAATTACACCCTCTAGAGGAATCAATTGGCCTTTGGCAAATAACACTACCAATTCTCTTACCAAAGGAGTATTTGATGGTGATGGAAAATATACTCATTCTTTTGAAAGAACAACATTGAGTAGTAACAACAGTGGAACTACTCTTACTTTTTCTTCTACTGCACAGAATAATTTTCATGCAGGGCAGGAACTTTTTACTGTAAGTAGTGGGGTTGCTACCTCAATAGGAACAGTTGCATCCGTAAGAACTGATTCTACTTATACTTTGGAATTAAACACTAGTCAATCTACAGCACTAAACTCTACAGATATTTATGTCAAGACACTACAACACCCTGCCTATGTAGATAATTTTAATCATATTGCAGTGACTTACAACGATACTCAAAAACTAATGTCAATATATTTAGATGGTAATTTAATTAAATCAACAACTCATACTGCTAGTGATTCTTTTGCTTTTGATAGAGAAGACTTTTTCTTAGGTGCTAATGGAACAGGTGCTAATGGTGCGGCTAATACAGCAGTTACTAATAATCAATTTATGGGAGAGATGCACGAATTTGCTATAAGTTCAATTGCTAAAACTAATTTTAATATTTTTAATTTGACTCCTAGATATGCAAATACATTATTATATTTTAGATTTGAAGAGGTGGATGAATGACAGTTCATGTTATGAGAAAAGGAACCACCGTCAATCCAACGGTAGTTTCTACATTAGCCAATGCTGGTAATAATGTTAATTTCGATTGCCCTACTAATCCTATTATTTATGAAACAACTACTAGAGATGATACCTATAGAATGTTTGCCTATATCTCCGAAGATGACAACCATTCTTTAGCAGATGGCAGTGCTAGCAACCAAACCTTTGTTCAACAATTAGAAGGTAGTGATTCAGCCGGAACTGAATATAATAACCTAGAAAACACAGAGGGCTACAGGATAAAATGTTATAGTGACTATGACTCTACAGGAATACGGCTTAACGCATTAACTGATTCGGAGTTATTGAGTAATGATTATTTTGTTTTGATTCATTCCGATAATGGCTTAATGCACCACTTTGCTAAAATTACTCAAACATTAACAGATGATGTTTCGGGAGATACTTTTGAGTTTGAGCCTAGACTCGGAAACCAAATACCAAAGAACACTAAGTTCATGGTTTTTAAAGGCCCATCTACAGCAGTTAAATCTATTGTTGCTGTTTCCGCAGGTATTAGAACCACTTCTATTACTGCGGGTTCTACCACATATCGAATGAATAAAGGGTTTATGTGTTCAAGGCCACACTTCTATTTTTACAAAGATAGACTAGATAAGAAAAATGAATTAGACCACAACACTAAGTATTTTTTAAAATATGCTGATTCAAATATGGGTAGTGCTACTATAACCCCTGCCACTAATACTGCATTTGTTACTGTTCCCGATTTTGGTTTTTCTGTAAAAGACTACAGTAGTTATTCTATTAAGGCAACTTTAGTAGATAATTTACGAAACTTAGACGACCCTCGTAATGCGGCAAATGGTTCTAAACAAACATCAAATGAAGGATTGACTGCTGTAAATAATGACTTTACAAGTTATGATAAATCATTTTTGAACGCTAGAAGACCAACAACAAATCTTTCGGATTCAATTACTATCGGTGCTGTAATGGTTGGCCCAACTCGATATACTCACTATTCATTCTCTCCCTCTAAAGCCAATGAAGCACCCAATGTCATCAATACAAGAATATTAGAATCGGTTGGTGGAAGAGGGGGTCATGCTGATGCTAAAATGATAGACACTCTACGAATCATGCCCTCCAAAGTAGCGGAGTTTGATTCGTTTAGAATTAGACATCAAGTGCATAGAGGACACTTCTTTGAATGGTTTCCTCTCAAGGCAACCATTTCAGCAAATGTTTCCGGTAACGAATATACTTTTTCTGTTGATGGTGATTACGATTTGTCTAATTTATTGACAGCGAATGAAGAAGTTCGTGTTGGAGATAGAGTCTTAAGAGTGAGTGCAATTGACAGTCTAAACACTACTGCTGATACTCAAGACATTACATTTACTGATGACAGTAGATTAGAAACATCAAAGGTTTTTTCCGATTCTCCATATACTTTATCTAGTGGGGATAGATTATATCGTAGAGCATTTAGTAGTTTAAACTCTACACTACTTACAACATTCCCTATAATTGAAGGTAGAGAAAGTGACCTAAGAATAGTAATATCGGATGTTAATTATGAAGCATTAGAGGCTACAGTTACCGCTTCTAATTCAAATCAAAAGTTATTGACTTTGAGTTTTTCTAATGCTTTGGGTGAAAAGTTTGGCTCTACCTTTTCAGCATTAGAATATGTAAGCGGAGACTATATTCTTGAAATAGAAAGGTTCGATGGAGAAGTAGAACAGATAATTACTGAAAGAGAATACGGACAAAATATGTTTAATATATCGGGTAGAGATAATTACTCTAAATTGATTTCACCTGTTGTAAATAAAGATACTTTGTTTTCCGAGGATATTGTTTATTCTAGTTTGAGTCCGTTTAATTCTTTAGAAAAGGTTGGAGAATTAGTTTCTTCTACTGCTTCGGATTTGACCTTCAATAGTGATACATTTACTTTGGATGTTGCTAAACTTTTAATTTTTGACCTCGCTCAAGGCGACAAATTATACGCAAAATATGTTAATGGTGTTGTTGCATATATAGGTGAAGTAGAAAGCACCGCAATTGTAAGTTTGCACACAGTAGTTACTTTGGCACACTTTCCTCTTGCTCAAGCATCATATACTACCACACATAACGAAATAGAAATTTGGAGAGAAGCAAATAAAAACTACATGTTTAACAAAGCACTATCGGCTGATAATCAATTATCATCCTTTGCTACTTCTTTAACAGGTAGTGCAAATAAGGGTCTTTTCTTTGAAAGTGGAATAAAAATATCCGACTCTTCTTCTCTTATTGGCACTACTACTTCTCGCACTACAGGAGTAGATACAAATGCAGTCGGGTATCACATACACCACCCTTCATCAGTAAGTAGAACAGACGAACAATTTCAAGCGAGATTGAGTGACGGTGGTTCTAATTTTGAAACATTCGATACTGTAAATACTCTTATGGATTTTACAATTCTAAATATATCAACAGTTGATGGTAAAACAACAATAGAGATTGCACCATATTTGCCTTTGACTCTTGGTAGGGCCGACCATAATGATTACGACACTTATGAGAATACTTACACTACAATAGGAACTACTACCACTGCTTCTACTGTTTCTAAATTTTTAGCAAATAAATTTTTGGATGTCTCGCCTTCTTCTGTTTCAACAATAAAAACAGTGGCTAAAGAAGGACTACCTATCTATGTTAATTCTGTTTTTGCCGGATATTGTCTTCAAGTGGTGGCGTATGAAGGAGGGGGTAGTGACGATACTTACAGAATATTTTTAGATAGGAAATTTACAAATTATGCTTCAAGTTCGACTATTTCTGTATTGACTCCCGTTTCTATCACATTCCCTGCCGGTTCTCCCGACCTATCCGACTATGTTTCTAAAGACACTACTAATCTATATTTCATAAATGGAGAACACTTACATGGTGGAAAATATGTCACTTTATTGAACTCTCAATATGGCAGTAATGCCGGTGATTATAAAAAACCAACATACTATAATTTTACTAGACCCACTACTGCTCTAAGTAATTTGTTGATGAAAACATATGCCGAAAGATTCGGGCCATCACTTTACAAATTAAACCATATAGAAAAAGGCGACTTTAATAGAAAGTCACAGGCTATTGCTACTGAATTTTACGCCGGTTCAACTAATAATAGAGATGAAGTTTCATTAAAATCCGACGCTAATTATTATGGCGGTGGTAGTAAAATACAATATTATTCATCGGCATATAAATTAAGTCAAGGGCAAACAACCCTCCAAAAAATACCTAGCCGATTTCAAGAGACAGCACACCCTCATTTATCTATAGAAGAAAGAGGAACATACCCTGCTAGTGGCTCGTTATTTTGGGATTACAATATTTATGAAAACGGTCACACTAAACCAACAGTATTTACTTCGGCTGACCCAACTCAAGGAGGTTTAATTAAAAGCAATTACTACATTAAAGACTTCATAGAACAAATAGACCCAAAGGTTGCTAGAATGTTTTTATTTGCTACTTCGGATTTATTGCCACATTCTAGACTTAGAACAGACAGTTTGTTTTATTCAAATAGAGACTTGACTCAATTTAAATTATTCCTGTTAAATGAACCCAATGAAGATGAGTTTTCTACTAAACAGTCTAAGTATGAAGGTTCGGGCCTATCTAAGAAAATACTAGACACTGATTATCAAAGTGCTAATATTATTGAATATGATGTAGATGATGTAAGTAAATTAAAATCTTTTGGTATGATGAGATTAACTGAATTAGTTTTTGATTCTACATTCAATCAATTTGATTCGGAGAATCCCCCCGATAAAAATAAGACCATGAATAAATTCAAGTATGATTTTCACAGTATTGACAGAGTTACAGATGGCAGTAGTAATATAAGTATTGCTTCGGTTAATGCTACTCAAGTTGAAGTGCAGGGTAGTAGTGCGCCCGTATTATCTAGTGGAGATATTATTTGCGATTCAAACGGTAATATGATTGGAGAAGTTAATAGTGTAAGTAGCACCACTATAAGTATCAAGAGTTTAGGATATAGCACTTCTGCTAATGTAGTTCTTACAGGTTCTAGTTCAACATTACCTGCTGGAACTGCTCTCTTCAAAGCAACTCCATATTCAAGTTTAGTTACAGGTCATGGTAGTTCCGAGACATCTAATACATTTACAAAAAAACCACACCCACTAAAAGGAATGCTTCATGGAGGAATATACACTAGTGATGCTTTTACTAAAAGTATGGGAGAGGTATTTACAGGGCCGACCAATGCAACTAGTGGCGCAACTACAGTAGCAAGTGATTCAAATTATAGTAATTTAGTTCTACCTTTTACCTTTGGTTCGGGAACCTTAAGCACAGATAAAACCGCACATGCTAGTTTGTATTTTAAAGCACTAGACGCTTTAAAATATTCAAATGAAGATGTTACTGTTTCCGGTGCTGAATATAATGATGAGACTACCATAGACCATACTAGCAATACAGATATTGTTGTAGGAATGAGCGTAAAAGGAGGTGGAATACCGAATGGTGCTACGGTGGCATCAATAAGCAGTGCTACTAGATTTGTTTTATCCGTCGCTACTACCGGAGGGGCCGCAACAGGACAGACTTTAAGATTAACCCATACTGAAAATATGTTTTTAAAATACGGTATTTTTGGGGTAGTTCTAGATAGGTTCAACATTGACGGTGGAGTTACAGAGCCAATGACTTCTTCGGGAACTGTATTCCCTCCAAATGACAATACTCACTTGAGAAGTTATACTAATGGGTCTTTAGTAAATATGGGGCTTTCAATTAGACCTAATGCTTTGAGGCATTTGTTTGGGGTAGACTTTCACGGTAGTTCTGACACTACTTCAAACGACGCTACAGATGCCGAGGGAATATACATGGGGTTCAAGTTGAGAGTAAAATTACCTTCTCCCGAAAGTTCGGCTTTGAATGGGCCTTCGGGAACTAGCAATTATAAATACATTTTAAACTCATCCGATTATCCATACTTAGACTATGTTAAAGATTTAACAGGGTGTTATTTAGTTTCCGAAAAAGGAACTGATTATGGAGTTGTTTCGACAAGTGAGGCGGAAGCAATATCAGTATCGCAAACTATTGCTTTAAATTCACAGCCGCCTTCTATAAATAACATACTACCTACCAATATTGGGTATGTTGTTACACACGAAATAGATACAGGAGACAATACTCTAAGGCATATTATTTTAACAGACCAATCTCTACCTGCGGGGTATTATAGAGTCATGCAACCCAACCATACCTGCACTTACGAATATACTCCTAATACAGTAAAACTAAACACACTATCTTCGGAATACACTAAGATGCCATACAAAGATGAAACATATTCTTCAACAATACCTTACTTAATGGCTCATGGTGGTAACTCGGAAAGAGTTATTGATGTTCATTCTAGCACTTCAAATGGAGATAAAGAAAACATAGGACATAATGAAGGTGTTCTATCTATGTATGCTCTTGTAGACTTAGACGGCTCTATGGTTACTGGCTCTACAAAACAATATGTCGTTACTAGAACTGCCGATGTAGCCCTTTATCAATTCTATGATGATTCTACTAAAGATTCCGAAGTTGCTAATACATTATGTGTAAGTGATGGAGAAACTACATTCAAAACATCAGTTGATTTTGAATACAATATGACTGCTAAAGGAACTAATCTTATTTTTGGAAAACATAAAGAAACTAAGGGAGTCGTGTCTATATCTCAAATACTTACAATTACCACTAATAGTAATATTAAGGGTAGACCTAAAAGAGCCATGATTGGTTCTGTAGTTTCTATATGCAGTGAAGCCGAAGATTTAGTAAATGACTTACTAGAAGAAAATGACATAGAGTTCACTACTTCTTTTGAAGAAGACTACCCACTATTCTTAGCACCGAATTATCAAGGCATTGATTTATTCAGCGCAATTAACTACTTGGTAGAAAGAAAGAATAAGAAATTAGTATTTGAGGATAATAAGTTTTCATTAACAGACCACGATACTTCTAATGCCAATTCTAAATTATTTATTACTGATAGAAACGAAAACTTACACATCAAAGACTTCTCTAAAGATAAAGTATTATTTGATTTTTACAATGAAGTAATTGTTTATGGTGCAGGGTTTAGGTCAATTAGAAAGAATCAAAGAAGCATAAAAAGTAGAGGTAGAAAAACATTAGAAGTAGATGATGAAAACCTAGCAACTCAATCCGATGTAGATAAAAGGGCGAGTGAATTACTTCGCTTACACTCTTCTCATAATGAAAAAATATCTATTGAAATAGGACATCTAAATATATCTCAAGTAAAGGCAGGTGATATTGTTACTCTAGAATTATTACAAGAAAATGTAGAGATTGCCGACTACATGATACTACAGATGGAACACACTACAGAAGGTTTCATCAAATTAGAACTAGGAAAGTTTAGCAAAGGTCTTTCGGATAGATTTGCCGAGATAGCACTTCATAATAAAAAGACAACTGCGGCTCTAAGACCTAAGATATTCAAAGAGTTAAACCAATCAGTATCTCTCTTCGACATTATAAACATTAGAGAGGTCAAACTTTTTATCCGTAATAGAACAGGGTCAAGCGGGGGAACCTCTTTTAATATTGGATTCTCACAGACAATTGGATTCGGTGGAGTTGTTGGTTTTGGTTCGTCGGGTTCAACAACAGAAACTACAGTATTGGAGGCTGAACTATGATTACTGATGAATTAAGAAATGTTTTGGCTAGTCATTTGGCTCATGTTTATACTAGGGCTAAAGTAGGGGTCGGTGGAAATTCTACTAATCCATTAACTACCGATTTAGATGTTCCTATTGTAAGTGTTTCAGCATCCTCTTCTCAAAGTGATAGTAATGTTATTGAGTTCAAATTTACTATTACTGGTGCTTCTATTGCAGGTCATACAATTAGAGAGGTTGGCATATTCAATAAAGCATATGTCAAGGTTGGCGAAAGTGGAACAACTGCTGAAGACACAGAATTACTTACTCGACTTTCCTTTGATGGAATAGGGCCGTTTGCATCCGGTGAAGATGTAGATTTTTATGTAACGATAGAGGTTGAATGATATGACGAACAGTTTGAACAACGGAAACTACAGTAGATTGAGCGTAGACCCAACACTAGGGGGTATGGTAGATGGTGTTGATTTTCCCCATACAGGAGTATTCAAGGCTTTGGCTATAGCGGCTCAAGGAAACTTTGCTATTCTCAATGCGGCTACTTCTTCAACTACAGAAAACTTTAGTATTGTTCAAACTGATTCTAGCGGTAATACTCAATTCGTTGTTGGTTCGGGAATGGTTATGCGAGACGGTAAAGCAATTCTTGTTCCTTCAAATAGTGCTACTACTACATTTACTTCGGGAACTCCAAGCACATTTGATGCCCCTGCATCTACAGGTAATGGTTATTTTCTTTTAGTTGCTAAAGCAGATAATACCCTCGGTATTAGAGACAATGGTAACAGAGCAACTCTAAACACTGTTCCTCAATTGACAGCAGGTGATATCCCTATTGCTATGATTCGATTAGCACACGGAGAGACTAGCGACCAAAGACAAATACAATACTTTACTACTGCTAAATCCGAAAACTCTGTAAGTGTTGGATATAATGCTTCTACGGTTTATACAGAAACTATGTCTGTAATTGGAGATGCGGATAGAACTACATTCAAAAATAAAATTGCTAATGCTGATATTAGATTTGTATTGGCGGATAATACTGCTGATGAAAAGTTTGAGATTTTAACTGATGATGATTCCGATGGAGATGAAGGAGATACTTCTGTTTTCTCTGTTGATGGATTGGGTGCTATTGAAGTTAATGCTGATTCAGTAACTACTGATAATGTTTTAGATATTACTGCTGATGGTTTAACTACTGGTGCGGCATTAAACATTATATCCGATTCTTCTTCTACCGCAACAAGAAACATTGTCTATATTAAGAACGACCACGCTTCGGCGGTTAATGCCACAGTATTGAAAGTAGAAAGCGATGCTGATAGTGAAAGCCAAGCCCCTGTATTTCATGTTAAAACAGCAGGTGCAGGTGCGGCAGTATTGATTGAATCAACAGAAGATTCAGCCGATGAAGCACCGGAAATGCACTTTTATAGAAACGCTGGTGCTGGAACTGCTAGTGATGATTTAGGAACAATTAGATTCTACGGTCAAGATGATGCCGATAATAAGTTTGAATATGCTCATATTTTTGCTGATTCACCAACCGTAACCAATGGTGCTGAACTTGGTAGAATGTTATTAAGGACTAAATCGGGTGGCACTTACATGAATTGCCTACAATTAGAAACAGGTTTAGTTAGAGTCAATGGTTCTAATCAAGACATTAACTTTATTCATACTGCCGACGATGGAGGAGTAAATTTCTTTTCCGATGCTGGAACTAATAAAATAGGTATTGGAACTACTTCACCAAACGCCAAATTACATATTACCGATAGCGGTTCCGGCGACCATTTAATTCTTGAAGGAACTTTGGGCAGTTCTACTACATCAGCACCTAATTTGGTTTTGTTTAGAAATGGTGCTGATGCGGCGGCTGATATTGATGATAACGATTTAATAGGTCAAATTGTTTTTAGAGGTGAAAATGATAATAGCACACCCCAAGAAGTAAATTATGCTACAATAGAAGCAGGTATGGATGATACAACTGATGGTAGCGAAGACGGCCATATTACTTTTAATTTAATAGAGGCTGGTGTTCTTACGGAGTTTATGAGATTAAGGGCGGCTACAAGAGATGTAGTAGTTAATGAACAAGCCGATGATATAGATTTTAGATGCGAAGGTAGTTCGGATGCTAATTTATTATTTGTTGATGCTGATGCTAATAAAGTAGGAATTGGCCTCAATACACCTAAAACTAAATTAACAGTAGAGGGCGCAATTACTCTAAAAGAACAAGTAAATGCTGATGCTGATACTGCGGCTTACGGTCAATTATGGACTAAGACCGCTACTCCTAATGAACTGTATTTTACCAATGATGCAGGTAATGATATTCAATTAACAACTGGTGCCAAAGGCCCACTTCTACAAGGGAAACATTCTATTTGGATTCCCGCCGAAGCAATTAGTCCAAGAAGTAATGCGGGTTGTGCGGATTTAACTTTAACTCCCGCCGCAACAAATGGTAGGCCGGATATTAGAGGATTAGCATTTGATGGTGCAACAAGAGAACATGCTCAATTTACAATTGCTATGCCTAAAATGTGGGATGGTGGAGATGTTACTGCAAGATTTTATTGGACTACTATTGCATCGGGAACAGGTAATGTTATGTGGGGTATTAGAGGTGTTTCTTTATCGGATAATGATGCAATTGATACTGGATTTGGTAGTTTAGCAGTAACAGCACCGGATGGTGTGCTTGCTACAAAAGATGTTCATATTACAGATGAAAGTGGGGCTTGCACTATTGGAGGTTCACCTGCCGCATTAGACATTTGTTGTTTTCAAGTAGTGAGAGAAAGCGACCAATCAAATGATACACTAAACAGTGTTGATTGCGTATTGCTCGGAGTTAAATTATTTTATACTATTGACAAGGGTAATGATGCTTAATGTTTGGTAGAACCGTAAGTGGCTTTGGCTCATATGCAAGTCGTGGAGAACCCGATGTTTCAAATGTTTTAATTGAAGATGAAAGCGGAAATGACAATCGTTTTACTAAAGTAGAAAACTCAAGCGGCTCTAATTCTACAACGCATAATCAAAATTTTATCGACCCCATAGAATTAGTTGGTGGAGTCACGGGAGGATATACAATGACTTTAAAATTAAATTCTTCATTTACAGGTAATGCGGCGGCTTTTGCTTGGTCTATTACAGAAGTAGATGACCCGTTAAACATGGTTTCTATTTCAACTACAAGTGCTAGTTCTGTTGATTTTGATGCAGTATTTACTGTTTCGGCAGGTGCGGCTCAAGGCATGCCCCCTGCTGTTTACACTTTTGCACTGGCTGTAACAGGAACAAATACAAACATTATCACTACAACCTATACTAATGTTCTTATG